TAGCAGCAAACCTTGGGTTGCATCTAATTATCTACGTGACCCATCCAGAAAACCAAATTGGTTATGAATGATTTTTTATGGGTAGAGAAGTATAGACCTCAGAAAGTTGAGGACTGTATACTTCCTACAGATGTGAAGACCACCTTTAATAGTTTCATTGAGCAAGGTGAGATACCAAATCTTCTCTTGTCAGGGACTGCTGGAGTTGGTAAAACTACTATTGCGAAAGCATTATGCAACCAATTGGGGGCTGACTTCTATGTCATTAATGGATCTGATGAGGGTAGATTCTTGGACACTGTACGCAATCAGGCAAAGACCTTTGCTAGTACTGTTTCTCTTACTTCTACAAGTCGTCACAAAGTTCTCATTATCGATGAGGCAGACAATACGACACCCGATGTACAACTCCTCTTACGTGCGTCGATTGAAGAGTTCCAGAAGAACTGTAGGTTCATATTCACGTGTAACTTTAAGAATAAAATAATAGAACCATTACATAGTAGAACAACAGTAATTGATTTCAATGTCCGTGGAAAATCTAAACAAGCTCTCGCAGGTCAGTTCTTTGAACGATGCAGAGACATCCTTACCAGAGAGGAAGTACGGTTCAATGACAAAGTGGTTGCCACAGTTGTCCAAAAGTACTTCCCAGACTTCAGAAGAACACTCAACGAACTCCAAAGATATAGTTCAACAGGTTCTATCGATACTGGAATCCTCGCAGCGTTAGGTGATGCTAAGATTGATTCTCTTACAGAGCATTTAAAGCATAAGAAATTTAATGATGTGAAGAAATGGGTTACTCAGAATTTGGATAGTGACCCAACCTCTATTATGAGGAAGTTGTATGATAGTCTTTCTACTATTATGGAAGGACCGAGTGTTGCTGCAGCAGTATTAATTATTGCTGAGTATCAATACAAGTCTGCCTTTGTAGTAGATCAAGAGATTAATCTGTTAGCATGTCTAACTCAGATTATGTTAGAGTGTGAGTTCAAATGAATGACATCATCCAGTTAAGAAATCCTAAGACACAACATTACATTGCTTTTAAAAAATATGTAATGTCAAGTGACATGACTTGGTTTAAGTATAGTAAACAGCAAGAGGATAGTTATCATAACTATGATATTAAATCTAAGACTTTGTTTGAACATCCAAGAATGAACTTAGATAAGATGGGAGATGTTGAAACATTCATTTCACCATTCTTAGGAAGACCAACTTGGGATGAACCGTACCCCCATCCTCAAAATTCGTTAGAATATATAGAGGGAGCTGTAAGAACACTTAAAGAAATATTAGATTATAATAAAGTAGAAATCGATAGTTTTTTAAGAGTTGCTGCTAATATGGTTTATCCAGATCCTGATGTGGATACCACCTTCATACATGTTGACCACCATTGTCCACATAAAAATATGTTAGTATATCTAACAGATGCTGGAGGTGAAACCATTATGGAGAATACATTCCATGATCCTAAAGAGGATGATGCAATCATCTTTGAAGGGTATCATACACACAATGTACCCAAGACACAGGCTAGGGTAGTACTAGTCGCAACTTTCGTTTAATTATGATCACTAAAGAGAAACAAAAAAACCAAGTCAAGTCTAGATTTTATTATATCTTCTGGGGTCTTGCAACTGTATCAGTATTTGCTGGACAGTTATATGTTGGTTCTGGGTATCGTCAGATGTCTAGATCTTTTAATCGCATAATGGATTCCATTGTTGTTGAAGTTGAAAGAGGACTAGGAAATTCACGCAATTTTTACTAATGATTTTTTTATCAAAACCTTCCGTCTACAATCTACCAGGAACATGGGAGAAACAACCTATGATCCATCATTTAAATCTTACTCCTGATCAAGGATTTATTTTATTTTTTGGTCTAGTTCTTTTTGGTTTAGTTGGATGGGGATTATACCTTACAGTAGGAGGAGGTAAAAAAGAATTGAGAGATCCTATTGACGAACATGCTAAGATGCATGAGTTGGGTATTGCTCACGGTCACGGTGGAAATAAAGAGGCATACGAGATGTCTGGTAAGCTTAAGCATAACCATGATAAAGAATGAAACTAACACAAGAAGTCATTGACAAGATTCAGGAAGCCATGTTACACACCAAAATGAATGGTGATATGAATTGGTTAGATGGAGATGACATTGATGTGTGTCTTGGTGGCACATTTGCTGGAGATAAGTTTATAGCAATTCACAACAGAACACGAAGCAACACTACTAAAAAATGAAATCATTGAAAACTCCTCTTCGTTATCCAGGCGGGAAGTCTCGTGCTATCACAAAGATGTCACGATTCTTACCAGAGATGAGTATGTATAGAGAGTATAGAGAACCGTTTCTTGGGGGTGGTTCTGTTGCTCTATACATGACAAGGTATCATCCTCATCTAGAAATTTGGGTTAATGATTTATATGAACCCCTAGCAAACTTTTGGCAAACTCTACAACATGAAGGCGATGAAGTTACGACCAGGCTCAGAGAATTTAAAAACAAATACTCCACCCCAGATAGAGCACGTGAACTTTTTCTGGAGAGTAAAGAATTGGTTGACGATGCAGGAGCCAGTCTCGTTACCCGTGCTGTTAGCTTTTATATTGTTAATAAGTGTTCTTTCAGTGGTCTTACCGAATCGAGTTCCTTCTCCAAACAAGCCTCAGACAGTAACTTTAGTTTACGAGGCATAGAGAAACTACCAGAGTATTCTAAGTTGATAGAGCATTGGACTATAACCAATCTCACATATGAAAGAATGGTTACTGATGATAAGAATATATTTACTTACTTTGATCCTCCTTATGAGATAGGTTCTAACTTATATGGTAAGAAGGGTGGAATGCATAAGTATTTTGACCACGATGCATTCGCTCAAGAATGTGATTTACATACTGGGCATACCATGATATCATATAATTCATCTCAGTTAATCAAAGACCGTTTTACTGATTGGATTCCAAATGAGTATGACCATACTTACACGATGAGATCTGTCGGTGATTACATGAAGAATCAACAAGACCGTAAAGAACTTGTTTTAACTAACTATGCCATATGATGCTCGGTATCCTCTTAAGGATTATTTGAACAGTATTAATTTCAACAAGGAGAATCTTATGAAAGATGATCCTGGTTGGGAAAAGAACTATCCTCCTTACGTTATTAACAAATGCTTGTCACATCACATGGACACACTGGGATTTGCTAATGAGATGAATCGGTATCCTAACTTGGATAAGGAATTACAATATTCTTTTTATCTAAATACAGTGAGACCGAAGAAGAGATTCTCTCCTTGGGGCAAAAAAGCGAAGGTGGAAGATCTTGACCTTGTGAAAAAATACTATGGCTATAGTAATGAAAAAGCAATTCAAGCCTTAAGGATCTTAACTCCAGACCAACTTAATTACATTAAAGAAAAACTGAATAAAGGAGGTAAGAGATGACCGAATTGCAATGGACTAAAGATGATATGGTTGAGGTGAGTTTGAAAGAACCAGATGATTTTCTGAAGGTTCGTGAAACTCTTACTCGCATAGGTGTTGCTTCAAGAAAGGAAAAGAAGTTATATCAATCATGCCACATCCTTCATAAGAAAGGACAGTATTACATAGTACACTTTAAAGAACTATTTGCTTTAGATGGTAAGAAAGCAAATCTTTCTGAGAATGATTTTCAAAGAAGAAATAGAATTATTAAATTACTATCCGATTGGGGGTTAGTAAATGTTGTGAAAGAATCTGCTATAGGAGATGCAGCTCCGCTTAGTCAGATAAAAGTTATAGCATATAAAGAGAAGGGGGAATGGATATTAGAATCCAAATATAACATTGGTAAGAAAAAACAACCTACAAGTGTATAAATAGGGCCAGTTGATAAAGTTATATGTCCGAAGAAATTTTAGATGATAAGACGGAAGTAGTAGAGAAGAAAAAAGGTTTCTTTGGTAAAGCAAAGGATGCTATTCTTCCCGATGCTGACGAACAAGCTGCTATCATTAGTACATTTGTTCGCATTACCGTTCTTGCCTGGTCGGGTGGGATCTTGACTTTAAATTATGTTGCTATACCAGGTGTACCGCAACAGAAAATTGATCCAACTTTTATAGCTTCGGTTTTTACAGGAGTTTTAGCTAGCTTTGGAATTCAGACCGCATCTAAAAAGGGTGACGGTACTATGAAGATGGATAAGAATGGTAACGCTGTTAATGGTAATGGAACACCTCCTGTTACTGCAAAAGATATTGAAGCGATCATAGCGAAAGCTGGACCTACTCAAACAATACGTATTGAACAAGCACCTCTTAAGATAGTTGGCGTGTCCGATACTGACGAAAAACCTTACAAATTATAGAGTCATGAAATTTAAGTTTAACGATATTGCTAATGCAATAAGTGTAGCATCAGGAGTAACACTCGCTGGTATCATAGCTGTAGGAACATACGTCTTTGTAAACAAAGATGCTATCATAGATGACATCAAAGATGCAGCAATTGAGTCTGTAACAGGGGGCATGGGTGGAGACCTTCCAGTAGGTGCTCCAGATCTTGCACCATCAGGAGGTACTGCTGGATTGGGTGTTGCTATACCTAGTAATCCTTTGTAATGGACTTGCAAAAGATTGCTTCTACTGGTACAGCAATTGCTGTAGTGGGAACTGGTGCTGTTGTTGGTGGTAACACAGTTATTGACCAACAAACTGGTGGTCCTGAGAGGAGGGAATCTGAAAAAATAGAAATGATAAGACAGATAGTTGCAGAGGAAGTATATCTGCAACTAATCAATGCTTGGCCAACAACTAGTGGTCCTGTTAAGGGAATGAAAACAAATCCAAAAGACTATAAAAAAGAAATCCCTAAATAGATTAGTTTTGCGAAAAAATAATGACGAGTTTGATTGACCCAAAGAAATTTACAAGCACAGTGGAGCGTTTACGCTCCTTTTTTTTAGCCAAAGGATATTATGAGGTGCATACTCAGAATAGATTGAGTATCCTTGCTGCATGTGAAGACCCTGAAACTGTAGCAAGTTATGAGTACGGTGGTAATATATGGCCATTACCTCAGACAGGACAAATGTGGTTGGAGTATGAATTATTATCTAATCCAGAAGCACCAGGTTTCTTCTGTTTATCTACATCATATAGGGCAGAACCTAATCCAGTTCCAGGTAGACATGAAACAATCTTCCCTATGTTTGAATTTGAAATGAAGGGTGGTGTTGAAGAACTTAAGTTGATGGAAATAGAATTGTGTAAGTACCTTGGATTACCTAGACTAGATGTTAGAACCTATGCCGA